GGCAATCCAACAGCGGATAGCGGATCAATTCTATACCATCGAACCATGACGGCCACATTGCCAAAATAACTGGGAGGAAAGTTTATGGTGTCTAAGCTAAAAGCATCAGTAATGCCTGAAGGTGATATGGTAGTACCTAAATCACTAGAGGGTGTCTTAGCAGGAACAGTAGCCGTTCCTGCTCGCCCAAAGTAATTTAATGCTGTGGTACTCATATTGGTTAGGTCGCCACTAGGAATAATCCAGTGATCACCTACGTCGCTTGATGCGCGTAATTTGGGTTTGATCAGGGTTATATCATATGACAACCACAACTCACCAATATTAGTGGATGCACCTTGCATCCCTACAGTGGCAATATAGAAATTGCCCCAATCATAGAGTCCTAGATCTCCTTGGACTGAGGCATTTCGAATTCGTAATACAGAAGTAGGCGTCTCGAGACGCGCACATTCAACAGGGTGTACAATGGAGATTGACGGCTTGCAAGAGCAAGTGAACTCATACTGTTCCATCTGCAACTTATTTATGAAATCAGGTTCGTAAACATTGTACTGCGTAGTCAATATTACTGTGCCTGATGCTGTGTTAGTTGAAGCTAGAGCATCATACGAGTTGGACTTGAACTCAACAACCATCCCATTCAAGGTGTATTCTTCATAATTTTCAGCGCCTGCAGCCAACCAAGGAAAACTCGCAAGTAAACCCGGTTGGATAACAAACTTGTCAATTTTAAATTGGCCAATAACGCCAGAAGTAATAACATCCCCAATATATTCACGATGTCGAACATTGGTCCCGACATGCGCATTCTTGAACATGGGCAAGGTATCCCCAGCCGAGGTGATAAGTGAATTAGTATTAACCTTGTACTCGCCATAACCAGTTACGGTTTTAAAAAGTTTACCTGCAGCACCCCCCAAGATGCGGCCTGCGGGTCCCCACATGGAACCAACATTGCTGCCTAGGGTGGAAGCATTAAACTTATTCTTGGCGATTTTGCGGATAATTTTCTTCTCCACTTTCTTCTCCCGTCGGATGGCCTTACCTTGGCCACCATTTTTCTTCGTTTTGCTCTTTGATGACATTAAAGAGACGTAACAAATCCTTATTGTGTGCACCACGGACATTATTTTGTATTATTTGTGATCCGTACCTATCAGTAACATAACGATCATTAAACCAAAACCAATCAGGAAGGCAATGGTCGTAAATTACTGGGTGCGCAATAGGCATGATAGTCTTCATGTCATCAAAATACTTCTCAAGGTCATACTGTTCCTGAACTAGAATGCCAAAAACACTTTGCATCAGCAATCGGGAAGACATACTGACGGGACGAGTTGGCAAATTTTTTCTACGACATTCATTTCTAGCTCTCAGGGCAATACGACGCTTGTATGGATCCAACCCTAAAGGGACAGCCGATGTAAACATAATAGTTAAACGCATATAACATAGTGCAACGCTCTGCAAAATAGGACAGCCAGGGTAAA